GGTGTTTCCGATTCGTCGTTTGATTTTGTTGCTTCCCAACCTGTTGTGTTGTCAGCATTGTATTTTGTTTCGTTCCAATTAATCATATACACAACATCGCCTTCTTGTGTAACTGTTGGATAAGTTATTGGTGCTTGCCAATCGTCATTTGAATCTAATGACCATGAAGCATGGGGTTGTTGTGTTAAAAATTTATCTTTTACAGGATCATAAATCATTCCGATACCTGCGTATTGTTTTCTAAAATTATGATTGTAAGAAGTTTGTTTCCAAATTCCACCATTGAAAAAATTAATACACCATGTTTCACCATCTTGGTGCATGTCTGATGGAACACAATCGTTTCCTACAACTACTACTCTTTCAACTACTTGATGAGTGTCAGATGTAAATCCTGTTGGATCTGGTTTTGTTTTTAATTCTGCGAAATGTGCCATATTATTACTCCTTAAATTACTATTTTATATTTTAATTTTAACTTATTGTCAACGTTCCAGTTACTGTAAATGATGCTACTTTACATCCTCCAGCTGGTCCTGGTAATGTTGCAATACTATTAGTTCCTGGTGCAACACTTGCTGTTGTTGATCCTGGTACACGTACTACTACTTTACCTGATCCACCGTTTTGACATCCTGCTGGACCTGCTCCTGAGTTACCACCTGTTGTTCCACCACCTCCGCCACCACCAGTGTTTACAGTTCCATTGATACCTCCATTTCCATTTGATCCAGTTCCACCACCACCTGATCCACCTGATCCACCTGAACCACCAAGGTATGCTCCACCACCTCCACCACCAGCGACTGAAACATCTGAATTTGTAATTGTATTAGGAGCACCAGCTCCTCCTGCTCCACCATTATTACCTGAAGATTGACTACCAGCTGCTGTAGCTCCACCACCACCAGCACTTCCAAGGTTACTTGGTCCAGCAGGATTAGAATTAGCTCCAGGATTTCCTTGAGGCGGATTTACAGGAGGTGTATTACCAGCTCCTCCATTTGAGGATGTAGTTTCTCCTCCACCTCCACCACCTGAACCACCATCACCACCATTACTTCCACATGATGATCTAGATCCACCACCTCCACCAGCTCCGACTATATTTAAAATTGAAGAAGGTGAACCATTTACTCCAGTTCTAGCTGGTCCTGGATTTGTTCCACCAGCACCACCACCTCCAACTGTGACGTCATATTTTCCTGCTGCTAAAGTTATTGCAGTTCCTCTTAAAGGACTTGGACCAAAACCAGAAGCTCTATAGCCTCCAGCACCACCACCTCCACCTTGAAAAGAACCACCTCCACCACCACCTACTACTAAGTAATTAGCACTAAAACCATCTTCTGAATCTAAAATATTTAAAGTTCCTGAACCTGTAAATTTTGCAACATAAGCACCACACGCTCCAACAAGTGATGCTGCACATCCTGGACTTGCTGTTAAAATAACTCCTGCACTTGTAGGCGCTCTTGCAACAACGATACCTGGACCACCTGCTCCACCACAATAAGGATTACATCCACCACCTCCACCACCACCGCCACCAGTGTTTGTAGATCCTGCAGCACCAGTTCCGTTTGGAGATCCAGCTCCACCACCACCAGCTCC